GGGTTTGATACTGATAGTGTATGGACTAAGAATACAGGCTGGTCAATAGCTGGTGGGCAGGCCATAGGTGTTGATATTGATGCCTCGAATAAAACGCTAATTCAAAGCAATGTAGGACAGGTAGGGCTTAACTATAGAATATCGTACATAGGCACAGCTGATACTGGCGCATTCGGAATACAAGATTCAGGCGGGACAGTTATTGCGGGGATGAGAATAACCCCGTCTATAAATAGTATTTCTAAGGATTTAATTAGAGATACTACATCGCTTGTATTTAAGAGAGCATCAAGTGTGAGTAATGCAACGCTCGACAACGTATCAGTCAAAGAACTATTAAAGGTTACATAATGGACGAACTAGAAATAGCACCTAAAACCCACAGCCTAGTAACCGTTGATTATGAGTTACAGGCTAACGAGATACCGCCGCGAGTTGTTTACATGAGACAGACGGTATTACTCTTGCGCCGTATTGTTCCTGGTAGCGTTGTAGATTTGAATATTACAGAAGTTCGGGCAATCTTACCGAAGGGAACTGATTAGTGAGCCATACAAAACCTTATAATATCCAGGACTTTGGCCCTAGTGACTTAATGTCTAGCGATGTTGAGGGTGAGCGCCGAATTAAGGTAATTAATAATTCAGATGATGACTCTATCCATCGAATTTATAAGTCTGGCGCGGTATCAATCACCGGTGGTGGCGATACTGAAATTCTAATCGAAGGCATGGCGCCAGGGAACGACCGTGCATATTTCGAGGTGTTATTCTGGACTGATAGCACGATGACTACACTAGCAAGCCCTACTGCTGGGGCTGTTATTATTGAGGGCGCTGTATCTGATGCTAAATTCTGGCGCTCCATTCCTGATGGCGATTTCTTGTCAGCTAATGCTGATCGATCAATACCCGAGGCATCAGGCCCAATGCGGAATGCAAGAATAACAATAAGCAGCGCAACGGACGTGGCTAGCCATGCTTCAGTTACTATAGATAAATATTAAAAGGAAAGGGCATGGCCGGTTACGGTAGAATTTCAAAAAATAGCACGGAGATTGCTGCAAACACAGCTCACAAAGATAGCGATGGCAGTGATCATACATTCATCAATCAAGATGTAACGACTACCTCAAGCCCAACCTTTGGGGATATAAATCCTACTGGGCTAGTTGATGGTAGGGATGTGGCTGTAGATGGTGCAGCGCAAGATTCTCACATATCTAATACTGCCATCCACTATCCACAAAGTTCAATCTCTATCCCAGCTTCACAAGTATCTGACTTCGATGCCGAGGTAGCTAACAATGCAGCCGTTGCAGCTAACACTGCTAAGGTATCTAACGTAGCGCACCCCTTAGTAGAAACTGCTGTCCCTGTAGGAGCTTTATTCACTGATACTCCTTATGACGATACAGCTATACAAGCTGAAGTAACTTTAAACACAGCTAAGGTATCTAACGTAGCTCACCCGCTTGTTGAAACAGCAGTACCTGTAGGGGCACTCTTCACTGATACTGTCTATGACGACACAGCCATACAAGCCGAAGTCACCTTAAACACTGCCAAGGTATCTAACGTAGCTCATCCACTTGTAGAGGCTGCAGTACCTGTAGGTGCAGTGTTCACTGATACTGTTTATGACGATACAGCTATACAAGCTGAAGTAACGCTGAATACCACAGACAGACATAGCCATGCCAACATAACTGTACTTGATAAGTTTGGAGAAGATGTTGGTGGAGATCCTACGTACAATGGCATAGCTATTGATACAACCATAGCGCAGCGTGATGTATATGATGGACTGGATAGTTTAGATAACACCATCTCGTTAAGTGCGAAACAAGGTAAGGTGCTGAAGGATGTGCAGGATACACAACAGACCGCTATCAACCTTAACACTGCTAAGGTATCAAACGTAGTTCATCCGCTTGTTGAGAAAGCCGTACCCTCTAATGCTGTGTTTACAGATACAATTTTCGACCCCACTACAATTCAGGCAGAAGTTACAGCCAACACCAACGCCAGTCATACTCACAGTAACAAATCTAACCTAGATTCAATAGATCAAGATTTAGCAGCTACTGATGATGTTGAGTTTAATACAGTCGCAGTAAACAGCACCACCAACTCAAGCTCCACCACAACTGGCTCCCTGCAAACCGATGGCGGCTTAGGTGTTGCTAAGAATGCGTACTTTGGTGCTGAGGTAAGGATAGCGCAAGGTCATGCAGGGAAGTTGCGCTTTGGAGGGAAAACGAACAGTGGCGAAGACGGCATGAGTATGTTCAGTACTGTGAGCAACTCATACATTGAGGCTAAAGTATTCACTGCTTCACAGGGTCTTCGCTTTAGAGTTGATGCGGTTAATGGCGCGACTCAACGAATGATAATACGGGCAGATGGTGTCATAGAGATGTCTGGGACGCTAGACGTTCAAGGTACTGACGACTCAACTTCCACCACGACAGGAGCACTTAAAACCGCTGGCGGTTTGGGTGTTGCTAAGAATGCGTACTTTGGTGATGACGTAGATGTCATTGGGAATATAGCAGTAGGTGGTCTAGTAGACGGAGTAGATATCTCCGCCCTCAGTACAGCGGTTACACTTAATACAGCTAAAGTATCAAACGTAGTTCATCCCTTAGTAGAAACAGCAGTTCCTGTTGGCGCGCTGTTTACTGATACAGTATACGATGATACAGCTCTTCAGGCTGAGGTTACACTTAACACTACTGACCGACACACTCACAGTAACAAGGCCAACCTAGATGCAGTGGACCAAGACTTAGCAACTACTGATGATGTTGAGTTCAATAAAGTTACTGCAAGCGCTACGTCGGGTGAGGTAGCTAAGTTTGGTAACAGTAGCTTCGCGGCGAAGTGGATAAATGTCCGGGAGGGAGTAGGAGGCGGCAAGTTTGGTATGGATGCTAGTGGTAGAGTCGGTATACAAACAGGCTCTTCAAAACCGTTTCATGTACGAGTCAATCGTAATAGCGCTGGCTTTGATCTAGCAAGTGCAGACCTTGAGATCAATACCAGTGGTAATGCAAAGTTCAGGGGAGATCTTGAAGTCCTTGGAGACATTACTACGGACGGCATAAGTGGCACGAAATCGAGTGACGACTATAGAATTATCACTGGTGGTGTGCAGATTATAGGTTTCAGACGTACCTCGGTTGGGGATGGTAACCAAACCTTTGCATACCCGTGGGCTTTCAAGACTGGGACAACACCTAACATTTCATTCGGGTTTTCAGTTGAATCTTTAAATCAGGAAAATGGTAAGGGTGGAATGATCGATCCCACCGAGACAAACAACACTCAGGTAACTGTGAACCGCGACAATAATGTTTCTGACTCCGATGATGCAGAATTTAACTTTGTTGTCATGGGTGCAGCACCTTAACGGTATGATCTAGTATTAATGATAGCAGTCCCATAGTTATATAATCCCTTTGAATGGGCTATATTCATACAATGAATTATAGAGAGCTTAAAAATGGCAATAGTAGTAGAGACAGGCAGCGGCGATAATTCAGCGGCGAATAGTTACGTTTCAGAGTCGGAGCTAACAACCTATGCAGCAGACCAAGGCATAACTATTGCTGGCACTGCTGCTACATTGCTATTAAACGCAATGGTTAGCCTTGAGACTAATAACTTCAAGGGTTTCAAAGTATCAGCAAGCCAGCCGCTACAATGGCCGCGAACTGGCGTTATAGTTGACGGTTTCACCGTTGGCAGTAATGAGATACCGAACGACCTTAAAACAGCTCAGATCGTAACAGCTTTAGCAGTAGACCAAGGCAACGACCCGAGCGCGGTAATTAATCAGGGGGTTAAGCGAAAGTCTGTTGATGTTATCGACATAGAGTACAAAGACGGATCAGTTAATCGACCCTTCGACCCTAAAATCAACGCCTACCTTTCTAAATTGATTGTCTCGGGTGCCGGAGGTTTTGCGGTGGTTCGCGCATGACATTTTATTCAGATATGGCAGTCGATGCGGCCGAGTTGCTGGAGGAGTTTGGCGAATCGGTTACGTTGAAATATACAACAGGCGGAACCATTGACCCAGTAGCTGGTACTGTATCCGGTTCTGCTCAGTCTATTGTAGCCAATGGCTTTCCTGGGGAGTTCAATCGGAACGAGGTAGATCAGACTAATATTCTGTCGACTGACATTAGATTGATACTGGAGAAAACAGCCGTAATTCCAGCGCCTAATAATACTGTAGAATTAGGAGGCAAGACCTACCGGGTTATAAATAATCGACAGGTCGGGCTAACTTCTGACAATGTTATAAATATCGTGCAGCTAAGGTTATAAAATGGCATTAATACCACAGCTTAATATTGAGAAGTGTCTAAATACCTTGCTCAGTGAATTGGCAGCAGCAAAGGGCTACCCAGTGAGGTACCAAGGATTTGCTGTTGACGGTGATGACATAGCATTGGATACGCCTCACTTGCAGTCTTTCAACCTACCAGCCGAATCGCTAACAATCGGCATAGCTTATGATTCATCCGTTGATATGTCGGGCATATTCCAGATCAACGCCTACACACAGAACGGCGCAGGCATGGCTGAAATGTGGCAGATAGTCAGTGATGTTATGGAAAAATTCGAGCGTGGCGCAACTTCTACAGTGGGCGGAACAACGGTACTAATAGAAAAGTCTTACAGTGCGCCAATGATCTTAGATGAAAGTTGGCAGATGATACCTGTGTCGATTAATTATCGGGCTATCGTATGAGTGAGGGCGGCGACTTTGCTGATGAGATTGCAGCATGGGCGAAGGCTTCAGGTAAGCGGCTGGATAAGGTTGACAAGACTTTTAAAATACAACTATCTAAACTGATTATAGAAAGAACGCCTGTAGGTAATAAAAACCTTTGGAGTCCGAAGGCTAAAAAATACGCGCCAGCCGGATATGTTGGCGGCCGAGCGAGAAATAACTGGTTTCCTTCTATTGGCGCGCCTTCACCCCAAACAACTAAGCGAACTGGGAAGAAAGGTTCAGCCGTAATAGCTAGGGCGGTAAAGGTTGCGAATGAATCAGTAGGGCAAGTTTACTATCTTACGAACAACCTACCCTATATAAGAAGGCTGGAATATGATGGCCACTCAGGTCAAGCGCCTTTTGGTATGGTTAGGCGAACAGTAAAAGAAGCTAGTCTGGCATTAAAACGTGCAATAATTGAATCGAAGCGAATTAAATAATAAACTAACGCTACATTTACGAGGATTTACCGATGGCAGACGTACAAACAAGCGCGGGCACAGTCTTATCTGTATCTGCCACAGCACCAGCGACATATGATCAAGCAGGTTTTGCCGCTTTGACTTTTACCACTATCGGTGAAATTACTGATATGGGTGAGTTTGGCAAAACTTACAACCTAGTGACCCACCAGCCATTGGCCACACGCCGTACAGTCAAGCGCAAAGGTTCGTTCAATGATGGCGCACTTTCCTTGCAGCTTGCCCGCGTTCCCGATGATGTTGGTCAGGTAGTTTTGCAGGCTGGTTTGGATTCCGATGACAGCTACAGCTTTAAGGTGGTTTTACAGGATGGTGAGATTCAGTATTTCTCGGGTCAGGTAATGAGCTACACAAATAACGTAGGTTCGGCAGATCAGATCAGTGGTTCTGCGGTATCTATTGAGATTGATAACGATATTATTTCGGGATAATAATGGAATTAACGCACTTCGACATTGAAGCTATGAGCGTAAAACCTCATAAGCTTCAACTAAAACACCCTTTCACCAGTGAGCCGATTGATAGTTTCATTGATGTTATCAGTGCAAAGTCTGCAAAGTTCAAGCGGTTAATGCTTGAGAGTAGTAAGACGGTAAAGGATGGCGCCAGCGAACAGGAAATGGAGCTAAAAGGCGCGGGCTTATTGGCTTGCCTTATCGTTGGCTGGGAAAACATCGAATTAAACGGTGAGAAGCTTGAGCATACCGAAGAAACAGCCGTTAAAATGATGGTTGATTATTCATGGATTGCAGATCAGGTTCTACTTGCTGCTAACGATGAATCTTTTTTTTTCAAGGATTGCCCGAGCAGTTAAGACTGTATTATCAACACCTGTCATGGCTTCATGCCGTACCAGACGGGCAGCAAAATAAAAGCACTCAGAGCCGTGGCCAGATGTTGTCCGGTTCTGATTTGTGCAACCTACCTATATTAGATTGTTACGAAATCCCTATGCTATTGGGTGACATTGGTTTAACCCGTTACAATGGCATTCAAACACCTATAACGTATCAAGAAATAAGCGCATTCTGCCTGATGACTGACATAACAATAACTCGGCCTACCTTGGCACTTATCAGGGAATTGTCTGAAACATACGTCAACGGGTTGTTTCGATACAAAGACAAGGCCGTAAATTCGCCTTATTATTCATCATTAAAACCTATTGAAGAAAAGCGCGAAGAAGTCGCCAATAAATTCAAGTCTCTTGCAGCCTCAAGGAAACCCAAACAATGACCGACATTGCATCACTAGCCCTCAAGGTTGATACCAGGGAAGTAAAAAAAGGCTCTAAGGATTTAGGTACATTCTCAAAGTCGGCAGACAAGGCGGGCAAGTCTACCGATTCGCTAGGGAAAAAAGTCACCGGAGTTAAAAAGCCAGTAAAGGCGGCGAATGATGGCATCAACAAAATGTCTAAGGCGCTTCGGGGTGCAGCAACTAACGCAGCGGCATTTGAGGGGCCGCTGGGTGGTGTGTCGGGCAGACTTGGCGCAATGTCTACACTGTTGACCAATGTTAACCCTGTTCTTGTTGCTATGGGTGTTTCATTCAGCGCCCTATCCATATTTATGGCTTCAGCAATAAAAGAGTTTGATCAGCTCAACGTATTAAATCAAAAAACAGCGGCATTAATTAAGGCAACAGGAAGTGCAGCAGGTTTAACGGCTGGCCAGCTTAACGAAATGGCGGAGTCTGTAGCATTAAATACTTTGGCCAGTGTTGAGGGGATAAAAGAAGCACAAAATGTACTTTTAACCTTTAAAGGTATTTCAGGCGATGCTTTTAGTCAGGCAATTGTACTATCCCAAGATATGGCGGCGGTAATGGGAGGCGATGCTAAGACAGCGGCCTTGCAGTTAGGTAAGGCGCTAGAAAGTCCCACTACTGGTATCACAGCATTAAAAAGATCAGGTGTTTCATTCAGCGCAGCACAGCGCGAAATGATCAAGGAAATGGAAAGCTCGGGGCGTGTAGCTGAAGCTCAAGAGCTGATTTTAACCACACTAGCAAATCAAATAGGCGGAACCGGTGCGGCTGAAGGTGATGGAACAGTAATTGGCGCAGTAGACTCATTAAGCCAGCACTGGCAAAAACTCAAAACTAATATAGCTGGCAGCTCAGGCGCTGCACAAAGCGCCAGGGATTTCTTTCAGGTTATCGGTGATGGGCTTGCAGTACTGAATAACGATATTTGGCCAGAGGATGATACTCGACTGCAAGAGCTGACTGGCCAGCTTATGGGGTTAAGGGAGGAACACAAAAAACTTGTAAGCGGCGAAAGAACGGGAATCTTATCCTTCATTGTTGGAACTGAGGACGAACGGCGCAACGTAGACCGAGCAATCAATTCCGTTGTTAAGGAAATGAAAGAAATACAAGATCGCAGAAAAGCCGAGTTGGTGGCTCAAAAAGAAGCGGCAGACAGTGCGGCAGATTTTGCACTTCAAAGAACAAAGGAAAGCGCAGCAGAGAAAGCCAATATATTAGAGGCAGCAGAAAACAAGGAAGCAAAACGAAAACTAAACAAAGAAAAACAAACTTCCCTATCTATAATTGAACAACTCAGAGCCTCAACGCTAACCGAGGAACAAATAGCCATTGAGAAATTTGAGAAGCAAAAGACGGCCATAGAAATAGCGGAACGCGAAAAGCTCGATATAGGAATGAGCTTTGATGATGCAAAACGGGCCTCAACTCAAAGACTTGAAAATGATTTATCTGCGATAAGAAAAAAGGCAGCAGAGGAAGACGCGAAGACCAGACGTGCAATAATGCAATCTCAAATAGAGATGGGCGCTCAACTGGCTGGAAACCTGGCACAAGTTGCGGCGGCTGGAGGTGAGGATTCATTTAAGACATACAAACGACTTGCTCAGGCTCAGGCAGCTATGAGCGCTTCGGTTGCTATTATGCGCGCACTTGCAGACGGCGGGCCTTTCCTTGGGCCTGCTTTAGCCGTATCTATTGGAGCGGTAGCGGCGGTTCAAATAGGGCAAATAGACCAGCAACAATACCAAGGCGCTAGACGTTTTGGTGGTGCTGTATCGGGCGGCGCGTCTGGTAGTAGCGTTCTAGTTGGTGAAGCTGGCCCTGAAATCCTAAGCATACCCGCCGGAATGAATGGCCATATAACGCCCAATAACAAGATGGGCGGGGACTCGCAAAATGTTACAATCGTTAACCAGTTTAGTCCTGGCGTGGCTAGAACAGTAAAAGGCGAGATATTAAAAGCAATGCCGATGATATTAAACACAGTACAGAACGCAGGGAGAAGATAATGGCGGAGCTAACTATAAGACCTGATTCTGAAGATTTAGGTATTAAGAATAACATTCAGTCTTTCCGTAGTTCCTTGAATGGCTTTGTTCAGTTTGGCGAGTTACCAGGGTCAATCTGGATAATCGGCATGACTTGGACAAACCGATACAACGCGGATGCTAATCAGCAGCAGGCCAACCGACTGAAAGCCTTTTTAACCTCCTTAAATGGCCCGACCGGAACATTCACCTACACACCTACCGAAGCACAAACCAGACAGGGCACAGGGCTTGGCTCTGGCGTTATGAATGGCGCTAATCAGCAAGGCGAATCACTGGTTACTGATGGCTGGACGATAAACCAAACCGACCTATTAAAAGCTGGCGACTATATCGAAGTTAACCAAGAGCTGAAAATGGTTATTGAAGACGTTGCTAGTGATGGCTCAGGCAATGCAACTATTAAGATCAGGCCAGCGATTAGAAAACCACCCGCAGACGGAGCACAAATAATAGTTGATCAGCCTAAAGGGGTTTTTAGAATGAACTCCTCTAATATGGGCTGGGCATTATCGGCCCCTGAATTTTACGCCTTCTCTGCTGATTTCAGTGAGGTCATCTGATGCCTAGAACGCTGGACGACTCAACTATTCAGGCGCTAGGCAATAACTCAGTGCGCTGGCAGGCGTTTGTTAAGATAATCCTGCCTACCATTACAATTAGAATGACCAGCGCCACAGCAGACACTAACTTTAACGGTGAGCTATATACGCATGGTTCACTCGGCAATATTGGCGGCTTTTCAGAAGGGGAGAATGAAGGCGGTTCTTCACTGACATTCTCGGCGCTCGACCCTGCTATTCTGGCAGCATTGGCGGCTGGTTTTCTTAATGCGCCCGTAACCATTCACGTTTCGCCTGTTGATTTATTTGTGCCTGTATCATTTGATAGTGATGTATTCAAATTCGACAGCACTTTAATAACCTTTGATAATGGCCGAGATTCAGGAATATCTTACTTCGAGGGCTTCGCTACTGGCTTAAATGTCGGTATCGGCTCAGATTCCAGCCAGATAGCTTTGGCCTGTTCAAGCAAAGTTTTAGCCGTGGCCCGACCAAGATCAGCAAGGTATAGCGACCAAGAACAGCAGCGCAACCACCCAGGCGATAAGGGTATGCAGTACGCTAGTTTGGTAGCATCAAAAGAAGTTGTTTGGCCTGCTAGGGCATGGTTTGAAAATCAATAAGGGGAATTGATTGGAATTAAATCACACACAAGATATGAATGTTATTAACGCATTTATGCACCTGCCTGAAATATGGGAAAGAGCCAGTGAAGACGGAGCCGACAAAAACAAAGTCTTTACCTGCAATAATAGATCAGGCTGGTTAGTGGCAACGGTAGACGATAAAGTCATAGGCGTTGTTGATATTCGCAGGGTCAGCGGTGTTGTTGCTGAGTTTCACCCTTATGTATTGAGCGCACATTCTAGACTAGGCGTGAGAATGGTTCGAATGTTTCTGTCATGGTTCCAAGACCACATGCACGACGATGTGATTAAGTTGCAGGCGTTCATACCTGATTATGTGCCAGGGGTTTATAGGGCTGCCTTGCGCTTAGGGTTCCAGCATGAAGGCACAAGCAGGCAATGCTTCAAGAAACACAATATTATATACGACATGAATTTAGTCGGAATTTTGAGGAATGAAATAGATGGCTAGTGCTGAAGATGAAGTATCTGGAGGCTTTAAAGACCTTGGAAATACACTTAGTAGTGGCGCGGATGCTTTCGGCGAATCTATATCCGACTCCATAGGTCAGATTTCAGACTCGGGCGGCGACATGATTCGCGCCATAGGTCGCGGTGATGCAGGCGGTGCGCTAGACGACCTACTATCAATTGGTTGGGAAGCTACGAACCTAGTATCAGGCGGTACACTAAACGCAACCATTGACGCCTTCAAGCGATTCATTGAGGACCTAATACCAGAAGCAGACTTTCAAGATCGTAAAACAATGTCGAGGGACGCAAGCAAGCCAATTCGTTTTGTATACGGAGCGGCCAGGGTTGGCGGTGTAGTTCGCTACATTGAAAGCAGCGGTACAGATTCCCAGTTTTTACACTTGATTTGTATTTTTGCGGCGCATGAGTGCGAGTCCATAGACCAGATTTACTTTGCAGATAAATTGGTTGTTGATGGCGGAGTGGTTCAGCCGGATTATATTGGAAAGGTTACATACTTTCAGGAGCTTGGCGACCAGACACAGGCAAATGCAAGCATAGTAGCTGACACTCCAGACGGATGGACTGACGACCATAAATTGCTAGGCCATACATACGCCTACTTCAAACTTGATTATGACACTGCCCTATTTCGTGGAACTCCTAATATATCCGCAGTAGTTCGCGGTAAAAATGATATTTATGACCCTCGCACACAAACGACAGGCTACACAGATAATCAGGCGTTATGCGTTAGAGACTGGATAATTCACCCGCTAGGCATGAACTCAATCCCTGACGGCGGAACTTTTGCCGATGTACTAGACGAGCAAAGTTTTATTGATGCAGCTAATGTTGCTGATGAATTAGTGGCTTCTGGTGCTGGTACTACTGAAAACCGATATACAGTTAACGGGTCAATAAGTATTCAAGCGGAGCCTATCAATTCCCTACGCAGCTTGTTGAAAGCAGGCTTTTCTGATTACCAATACGTCCAAGGCAAATACAGAATAATCTCGGGCGAGTTTGCCCTGCCTGTATCACAGAGCGCGTCATCTAATCCTAATTTCAATGAATCGGATTTGATTGGCGGCATATCGTTTGCACCTACACAAAGCGCGTCATCTTCTATTAACGCTGTAAAGGGTACGTTTATCGACCCTAGCCAGGATTATGAGCCTGTTGATTTTGTACAGATTGTCGTTGATGAATATGTTGATGAAGATAAGCAGGAAATGTTTGCTGATACTAAATTCCAGTTTACTAATACCTCCACAATGGCCCGCAGACTGTCAAGAATAGCTTTGGAGCAGTCGAGGTATGGCGTTTCGGTCAATATAACCCTCAAATATCGGGCTTTAGAGTATTCAAAGGGCGACCGGATAACATTATCTATTGCTCAATTTGGGTGGGTTGAAAAAGTATTTAAGATAACCGAGCTATCCTTTACCCTGTCAAACGGTGTTGAGCTGTCATTAAGTGAAGACGCCCCCAGTATTTGGGCATGGGAGGAAGGTGACGCTTTGGCCGTTGATTCTCCACCTTTGCTAAACTTGCCAGACCCTACCTTTGTTAGCATTCCTACCAACTTCGGCGCTGTGGAATCTTTGTTCCTTGGCAATGATCAGAAGACTGTTAAAAGTCGCGTATCATTTGCTTGGGATGGCTCGACAGGAATACAACGTTGGGAATTACAAGGTGCTTTTGACGGTGCGCCTTATCTTATTTTAAGTGACTTTTTATCATCCCCTGCCTTTGAAATGAATGATTTAGAGGTTGGCGCGTGGGTGTTCAGACTTCGAGCAGTTAATACCCTTGATGCAAAATCAGACTTCATAGAGTTACCTTTTACTACGCTTGGCAAAACAGCACCACCTGCCAACATAACCAGCTTTGAAGGCAATACTAACCCTTTCAATATTGAATTTTCTTGGGATTCAATACCAGATTTAGACCTAGACTATTATGAGCTTAGATTGGGAGCTAGCTGGGCTGCTGGCGAAGTTATACAGCGGATTAATGCTAGGCGCTGGATATGGGAAACACGCCCCACAGGTACAGAGCGGGTATTCATAAAGGCGTTTGATACTTCGGGCAATGAGTCACTAATCGAATCAGAAGCCTTGTTTTCTATATCTGCACCTTCTGCGATTGCACCTGTTACCGCTCAGATAATAGACAACAACGTCTTGTTAAGATGGGCCGATGCCACAAGCTCATTTTCTATCGATTCCTACATTGTTAAGCGTGGACCGATTGAAACTAATGCCGAAGTAGTGGGAACGGTTAAAAGCACATTCACAAGCGTATTTGAATTAGAGGCCGCAACGTATACATATTGGGTTGCTGGTGTGGATGTTCAAGGCAATATAGGGCCGTTTTCTTCTGTCACAGCAAACGTAGATGCGCCGCCTGATTTCACACTCCAATCAAATGCCTTTCTTGATTTAACGCTAGGCACAAAAAACAACATGCTTACTGAGATCGGGCAGGCGATTACCTTTGACCAGGATACATTGACCTTTGACGATACTGGCGTAACTTTTGATAGCGACCAGCTAATAGCTCTAATTGCGCCCGTTAATACAACTGAGACTTGGGCGGAGCACTTCGAGGCATTGCCAGGGCATACCGACCCGCTCACTTTTGACTCGGATACAATCAAATTCGATTCTGATATGCAGACATTTGACGAGGGGTATCAGACTGTTCAGGATTTACATATTGATAATGATTTCCCGTTCTACTTACAGCCAACGCCAGCAACAGCAGACTATGAACAGACTATCGACTTTGGCGGCGTTTTGGCTTTAAGCCGTATACAGTTACAGCCTGATGTAGATATATTAGCGGGCACTACTGCTATCGGTTATACGGTGAGCTATTCGAGTGATGATATTTCATACACTGACACCGCAGGGCTTGAGGCAGTAGGTATTAATTTTAGGTATGTTAAAGTCAAAATTGACGTTACAAGCGCAACAGGTATTGACCTCGTGCGGTTTAATAGTTTACGTCTACGATTAGATGTTAAACTCAAGACCGACCAAGGCAACGCAACAGGCGCGGCTGGTGATGTAACAGGGACGCAGGTTAATTTTAACGTGCCTTTTGTTGATGTAGAATCAATCCAAGTTACACCAAAAGGGACAGGGGCAATTAATGCGGTTTATGACTTTGTTGACGCACCAAACCCGACCGACTTCTCGGTTTATTTATTCGATAGTGCTGGCGCTCGCGTGTCAGGTAACTTCAGCTGGACAACTAGGGGCGTATAAAATGTCGGCAGATTTTGACAAGCCAACGGTAGGCGATGAATATGTGAATATTCTGGCGGATGTAAGGGATAACCAGGAAGCACTTGCTAAAATGTTTTCTGATGGCAGCGAAGCCAATATTCCGACCGGCGCGGTGAGATTCCTAAACAATCAGTTTTCTATATGGAATGGCTCAAGCTGGGTAATAACTCCTATTTCAATAGGTGGCGGCGGCACTGGTTCAAGTACTGCGGCAACAGCTCGGACTGCTTTAGGTGCTAATAATGCGGCTAACCTGGATACAGGCACACTAAACGCCGACAGGGTTCCAGTTCTAGCAGTAGACACAAAGACCAGCGGTGACTTGCCACTAACAAGAACCAGCGGAACGCTAACAGGTACAAAGGTTGATCAGGCCAATACCTCACAGCGCGGAACGGTGCAGCTTAACAACACGTTGACCAGCACAAGCACCACCGAAGGCTTGACGGCTGCTCAAGGCAAGGCGCTGAAAGATACCGTTGATTTGAAGTTAACCGGGGTTGCTGGTGTAGGCAATTCACAGTTTAGGAACAATCTAGAAAATGACGGAAGGTTTTTACAAAACACAAATAACCTAGATGCACTAACCGACTTGGGGTTTAAATATGGGTCAGTATCTATAGCTGTAGATAGTACGGCGGTTATAGACTTAGGTAACCCTGTTATAACTGCGATGGTTAGCGTAAACAACTCACTTATAAACAACGTAGACCCCCCGTCTGTAGTTTGGTCCGGTAACAATATTACAATAACTAACTCTCAGGCAGGGGCAAACCTGCAAATAGTTTACTGGGCATATGTTCAGCTTTAAATTATTAATTAAATTAAGGATTAAAAAATGGCAATACAAACAGTAAACATAGGCACAAGCCCGAACGATGGAACAGGCGACAGTCTGCGAAGTGGTGCGGATAAGTATAACGATAACTTTACCGATGCAACTAATGCAGCAAGTAAACTAGTTAAAACTAGTGTTGATGATGCGACAGTGGATAGGGCTGTGACTTCTAGCGACTTTCAACCCGCAACCCTTGACGGGTTAGGCGTTACACACTTGTTTTTTACTAAAGCGGGGACAATATCATCTGGCGGAGTCGCGGCTGGAAGCTCACTAAATAAAATCAGAGAAACCACAGCAGGAAATATAGTTGTTGTTGTTGCGCCTGTTGGCACTTGGCTGCATGTTGGCTCATTCGATGCCTCTGTAACAGAAGCAGCCCCATTTACGAGGACGGCATAATGAAAGAATTTACTAACATAAGAAAAAACATAATTGGCGGAATTGATGCTGACTATAACGGGCATCCCTACACGCTAGACACAGAAGAAGCTGAAAAGGCTTTGTCTGGTGCGCTTGGTGTTGTTGCAGAATTATCGGCTGATGATTTAACTCGAAAAGCTCAGGCTGAAAAAACAGCAGCTAATGCAGATCACAAAGCCTACCTGTTAGAAACTGACTGGTACGTTCAACGCTACAGCGAGACAGGCAAAGCAGTTCCAGGCGATGTACTAACCAAACGTGCAGCAGCTAGGGCGGCAATCAGATAGTTAAACGCCCCCTATTCACAGGGGGCTAACTCCCGCACATTAAAAACAATCTTTCCTTGTTTAATCTTCTCGGCTTTAGAGATCGACAAACTATCAAGCTGTTCATCGTCTACCCAGAACCCAGCATGAGACAGCGCATCAAATGGAGCTTTGCAGAAGTTATCAATATCATACTTTCGCAATGTTGGCGGGTGAAGGGTGATTGATACGGATAACCTACCCTCTAAATTCTCCCCACTTAATCCCATTTCAGACAATAACCGTAAACTTTCCTTACGGTAGTCTCGGCCTCGCTTGCTTATTATCTGGCGGCCTCTAAAGCTTCTCCAATATCCATTAATTGACGGCGGCCAGGGTAACTCAAAGTTATAATCCATTATTTGTTCCAATCCCCTATTGAATCAATCACTTCTTGAGGGCAAACGTCTTTTTGAATGTAGCAATGTTCATAGTCATAAATAAGGTCTAACCATGCGTCAGTCTCATTCCCAAGCCGCTTACCATGTATCGTTTTTTGTGTATCGCACTCTACGCACTGAGGAATACAAAACCAGTGACCCACTAACACCTTGTTATGTTTGAACGTAGCGCCCCTGCAATGATCAACGATTGACGGGCCAGGGTTATTACACCAGACGCATGCATGTTCCTTCAGCCAGCCTTGAAAGCGCTGTTCAGCCGCATTAGGTCCGCGTGTATTCTTTGTTGGTTTCCTACGCATTAGCAACCGCCTTTAACTTTTCGTTGTAGTCCTGCAAATAAGCCTCAAAATCTATGTGTGAATCTACCTCAAGATTAGAAGCTTCGTTATTGGCAAACGCCCAAAACCTACCCCTTGTGTCAGTCATTAATAATTTGACTGTTCCAGTAATACTTGTTTCCTCCCTAACAAAGACCCCGCAATATTGAATGCTATCAGTGTCCATGCTGTGGTCCTTGATAATGTCGCCGAATTCGCTCCCTACTAGCTTACCCATACGCTTCTCCCCTTATTTGTGCAATTCATCTATTTTTTGATCGACTGCTTTTTTATGCGCCAAAGTAAATGATTTAACAATCTTCAATCCTAATCGCGGATTAACTACCGACCACAATCCGAGCAATACAAACCAGAAGCAAAGCCAAGCCCTTATATATAGCCTTCTTAATAATTTACCCATGCTTTCCCCTACCCCTTACTTATTGATGGCTGCCAAGTTGATCATTAGAGTTCTAGCCTGCTCAACTCGGTCTTGATTGCACATAAACGCCCAGTACTTAATGCCAAGGAATGATTTTTGCTCGTACACCTTAACGCGCACTAAATTGCCGTTAGGTGTAGTTGATACCCTCATTTTATATAACGTGTTCATGCTTTCCCCTTACTTATTAGTTGGCTCTGCTAACAGTTCATAAACCATTTCATCTAGATCAAATGTGCTAACTCCGTCCATATACTGCAAAATATCAATATGAACAACGCCCCACAAAATGTAGTTACCGCTCGGGTCCTTGCCTCGATTCTCTGTATAAATTTCAACCATATCGCTATCTTTGTCGTGCAGTTTAATTTTTACCATTTTGCCTTTCCCCTTCCGCCTAATTTCATTCTGCTTTTAGTTTCTT